ATAAAGACACGAGTAAATTTAAATTCATAGATCAAACTGAAAAAGTTAGAAAAATGAAGGAAACTAATAAAGAAAAATATGGCCACGAGTTTAATTCTCAAAGAAAAGAAATTAAGACTATATTAAGCGAAAATATGATTAAAAAATATAATAAACAATATTATGAATATATTAATAATTATGATTGGTTATATGAAAACTATATTAATAAAAAAATGACCACTCTAGAAATGGCTAATATCATTGGTTCACAAAGAGAAGTGATATCTAACGCTTTAATCCAATTTAACATTCCTATTAGAAAATATATTAATAGAAGTAGTATTGAACGAGATATAGAAAATTTTATTATATCATTAGGTGAAAATATAGAATATAAAACTAGCTATAAATGCGATAAATATGAATTAGATTTATATTTTCCTAACCATCAGTTTGCCATTGAAGTGAATGGGTTATATTGGCATTCAGAAACAGACGGCACAAATAAATCTAAAAATAGGCATATATTTAAGTATAATTTATGTAAAGATAATGATATTGTATTATATCAATTCACTGATGAAATGTGGTTATATAAGAAAAATATATGCCAATCAATGATTTTGAATAAATTGAAATTGAATAATAAAATTTATGCTAGAAAATGTATAATTAAAGAAATTTCATATAATTTATATAAAGAATTTTGTGAGGAAAATCATATTTCGGGATTTAGTAACGCATCAGTAAGAATAGGTCTATATTTAAATAATGAATTACTTCAAATAATGAGTTTTTCTAAACCTAGATTTGATAATTCTCATGAATGGGAAATAATTAGATTATGTTCTAAATTAAATACTTATGTTATTGGAGGAACATCTAAAATGTTCCAATATTTCATTAAAAAATATACTCCTAAAAATATTATATCATATTCAGATAACCAATATGGAACTGGAAACGTATATGCTATACTTGGATTTACTAAAATTGGTCAAACTGAAATAGGATATAAATGGACCGATAAATATAAAACATATAATAGAATGAAATTTCAAAAACATAAATTAAAAGATTTATTGAAAATATATGATGATGAACTAAGCGAAAAAGATAACATGATCAATAATGGATACAGATATTATTGGGATTGTGGTAATAATATTTGGATATATAAAAATCCTCTAGTAAATCAATACTAGAGGATAAATATCTTTCCTACAGAAAGTATACATTTACAATAACATAATATTTGATATATTGAATTTTTTAATGGGTCTATTCAATTCTACACATTTTCTGAGAGTTACATAAGGAATATTGTTATTTGTAGCATATTCCTTTAATCCATTTATTTCAATAATTTCACCAGAAAATTTAGTGATGATATATTTCTTAGAATTATTAATTTTCATTAAGTCAATTTGAGCTTGTTTTAATTGTTTACCTTTATTGGCAATGGATATTTTTAGTTTATGATCATCGGATAAAGGTCCAGGATTTCTATTTCTTTGGCCAGAATTCCATTGTTCTTTTAAAGATTCTGATTGAGTCTTCTTCCATTCGTCAGTCTGTTTATGATTAGCATCTAATTTAGATTGTCTCATTTTGTCAATGTGTTCCTGAGTAAATGCTTTACCATTCTCATTCTCTAGTCTTCGTTTTTTGAAACTTTCAGTTTTAGCTAATGATATATTTTTACCTACAGATGCGTCCCGTGGTCCAGTATTTTTACCAGTTCTCATTAATGATATTTTCTGGCCAATTGTTTTAATCTTTTCTGGATATTTGTGCCACATTTCATTATTGGTTATATTGAGATTATAGTATCTATGCCGCAATTCTTCTGGTTTAATCATTTTAAGATAACGTAATTCTTCTACATATAACTCTGGTCTGGAAGAGATATTTCTTTTAATAATTCTACGTTTAAAATCATATGGACGGCGCTTAAATGCCTTTTTCATTATTTTAGAACTACAAATATAACCGTCATTTTCAAAGCCCCAATGGCACCCAATATAATAACGATTATGTTTTCTATCCATCCAAATATAGATGAAACCACTTTTCTCTTGTCTAGCCATAAAAATACTCCTAAGATTTGTTTTCCTAGGAGTATTTAGTATCTATGTTAGGTGATAATTAAGAAATTTAAAGAAAGTGGACCCTTTTACATCAGGTTGGTCACAAGAATCCTGCGATAATATTTATTACTATCTTTTGTTAATGCCCCATTACCTGCGGTGATACCTTCGGCAAATGGGTTGGCGACCATACCATATCTGGTTTTAAATGCGATTCTAGGTTGGAAATTATCTTCCCCAACTGCACGAACCATTTGTAGGGGGACATAAGGGCAATAAAAAATACCAGCATCGAATGTAGAAGGACCTTTATAACCTACAACGGCATAGTTACCACCTTCGGCATATGGATCAATATAAACACGTAGTCTACCATTTAGAACACCAGCAAAAGTATTACCAGTATCATCAACATTCAGTTGATTTGAGTTAAGAGCAGGAGTATAATCTAGAATGCCGGCCATTTGCATTGCTGATGCGACATCAGAAGAGCAAATCATAATATTACCTTTATTTCTACGAGTATCGCGTGAGATTTGGTTACATTCGCGTTCTAGATGGAACATTAGACCTTTGAATTTTTCAACTGACCAACGACCATTTGAGTCTGTATCAAGATCGAAAATACCTGATGTGGTTGTTCCGGTATTAGCACCACGAGTAGCTGTAATAGCAATGGTTCTAATTACTTCTCTGTTAATTTCAGCAAGAATTTCTGTGGTAAGAATGTTAGCTAATTCAGTTTCAGCATCCAGACCATGAATGGCGCGTAAATCTTGGGCCATTTCTTGTGAGTATTCAGCTTTTAGCGCACGAGATTTTGCAGTAACGGACATTGATTCGATACTGAAACTCATTTGTGGAATTGCAGTATTACCAGATGCACCTAGGGCTTCGGATTGAGCAGTTGACATACCACCACCAAAGTTGTAGATACCTTCTTCGGCAAGGTTGGCTGTTACTGATGTAGTCCCTGGTAGTGTTCCAACATGTTTATTACCAACAGTGTTAGCACCAGAAACAACAGATGCATAAGAAGTATTAACTTCATTATAGAATGTTTCTGTGCCGGATTGATTGGTATAACGTGAACGCATGGCGAAGATAAGACCTGTAGGACCAGTCATAGGCTGAACACCACAAACATCATAAGCCATAATGTTAGGCATAGTTCTACGGACCATAGAAATTAATACAGGATCGTAATTATCAATACTAGAACCAGTTACGTTAGTTGGCACGCCAGCTTCTAACAGTGAACGTGGGTTATAAGACCCAGTTTCTCTAATTGCTTTTTCAGTATTTTCTAACAGAGTAGCTGTAACACTTCTACGTCTAGCATCAGTAATTGGAGGAAGACCTGCAACTTCTAGTAGTGGTTTCCATCTTTTTACGATTTCTTCATTAAGTTCCATTTAAATAACTCCTTGTGTTTAATTATATATATTTTTTATTAGATTTTGGTAGTTCTAGCGATGGCGTTAATATAGCTTGCCATTGCAGGATCAGTAATTTGATTGGTATTAGAACTGTCTTTTGCTTCCTCAGTTAAAGAAGCAATTCCAATCACTTCTTCTTGCTCGGTAATGACATCATCACTACCAGAAAAATGAGCTTCTTTAATAGTTACTAATTTAGATTGAAAATCATCCATATCTTGATAACTTAGATTTTCGACTAGAGTTAGGAATTTTAATGAATCACTTTCAGTTAAATCTTTAGTCATTCCTATAATAATAACGTCTCTAACTAATTCTTCATTAGTCGTAGCTAATTCAAAGTTTCTATTTTGAATAGCGTTCATTTCTTGTTTAATAGTTTCTAGTTCTTTTTCTAATTCACCTAAAAGGTCATATTTATCTTCTGGAACATCGACATAATGTTCAGTGAATAATTTATGCATACCTTTCATGAAACTTTCCTGTAGATCATATTTAATTGAATTTTCTACAGCAAGTTTATTTGCTTCTACCCATTCATTAACAGTATGAGTTAGATATTCATCAATACCCTCTGCTAATTCAGTTTTATATTCTTCAGCTAGTTCATTAAATTGAACTTCTTGTGATTCTTGGAGTTTAGCAGCATCAATTGTTAATCTTGCATTAACAGCACTTTCAATTAATGTAGAAACCTTAGTTTTAAATTCTTCTGATAATTCAGATTCAGAGAACATAGCATCAACATCTTCTTTAACTGGGGATGCTTTTGCTCTAATAGTAGCTGCATTTCCAGCAGCAGCGCCGGGAGGAACGCCAAGATCAGCATTTGGACCGAATTGAGCCATTGATTGATTGAAGAAATCAACTAATTCTGATTTTTTCATACCATTTAATGATTGCATCATACCAGAAAGCATGTCAGATTTGGTCATACCATCTGCTGGCATTGAATTT